ATGCGCAAGTTGACTCGACTTTGGCAGACACTTGAGCGTATCCAGGGACTCTGCGAGATTTCCGCCTATTGGGAGCTGTACTCCGGTGTGGATTTCCCGCTGATCCGTCCGCACCTTCGGCCGACCGACGATTACGGGGCCAGATACCCGTGTCCACATCCGCAGGATGCACATTGCCCGCGCAGAATCGTCGACTATGGCGACGGGTCGCTTGCCGCCGTATGCAGGCATCCTCATAGGCTCTGTGAGGATCTGCCCCTGTCATCGAAGGACGCCCTTGTCTACCGTCTGGACGTGGACGCGCTCATGCGCCCGATGGCGGAAGCGCTTTGCGTTCGTGGTCAGACTCTTCAAGTCAGGGCGCACGGAGTTTGGGAACTCGGGCTCTCGACGGGTCGGACGACGCGAAATCATCCGGCATTTTTACTGGTCTTCACGGCGAGCGACGACTTCCGTTCGGCGGTCCGCGATTTGGCTCTCTCCTGTCCAACCCCCTTCGTCGCCGTCGCACCCACGGGCAATCTTCTGACGGTCGAACTGCGCGAGCACCTGGACAGACGCCAGAGCGACTTCATCTCCATGGAGGACCGGGTAGGGCTCTCGGAGGATGGGCGCTTTGTTGCCTTGGAGATTACCGATGCCGACGAGATCGCACCGACGCCAGTTGAGCAACGGCCAGCGGTGGTTGACCAGTACAAGCGGGATTTTGGCTATACCGTCGATAACATCTGCGAATTCGCTGGCGTCAATCGCTCGGATTTCTACAAGTGGATGAAAGCTAAGCTGGACGACAAGTCGGGCAAATCCATTCGGATAGAACAGGCCCTGCGAACGAACCCCAAACTCCGTACCCGCCGCTAAGCACAGCGGAGACACTTTCGCCTACATCGCCTACATTGAATCGCCCACGCAGTATCGTCGGATCATCGCCTTGTACCAAATACGCACAAAGCGTAAGGGACAGGCGAAATGAACGACAAACCTCTCGAAACACTACTCGAAGAGAAAGAACTCGCAGAAACGCTCCAGGTCTCCATCGGGACATTACGAACCTGGCGGACTGACGGCAAGGGGCCCCGTTTCCACCGGATTGGACAAATGATCCGCTACGCCCCTTCCGATGTGAAGGAGTGGCTCGTGAGCCGCCAGGCAGGCGGCATGGCGGAGGTGGCGCGATGACCTCTCCCGTCACGACCCACGACTTGTTGCCGTCCGAGGTGGCTTTTATCGCCGCTATGCAGCAACTAGGTTTCGGCCGCTTTGAGCACCTCCAAATCCGCGGCGGCGAACTTGTACTCAACCCTTGGCCGGTCATGGTGCGCGACGTCAAATTCGGGACGCCCGTGATGACCGGCAAGCCGTCGGTGGCATCCTCGGAACTCCGGCCACAGATTGCGGAGTTCTTTGCCTACGTGCGTGAGATCGACACCGGCGAAATCCGTGAGGTCGAAGTGCGGCACGGGTTGCCCTTCTCCATGGAGGTCGAACTCGCCGGAAACAAGAGCGCCGTTTTGCAGGGAGGCCAACGTGGATAACGTCAGCCTCGATCAAGCACTCCCCGCTGTACGGAACCTCGCGGGGCGCAAGGCGAACGCGTTCGTGCGTCGTTGCCGAATCGCCACCGACGAACGTGAAGACGTAGAAAGCCAACTTGTTCTGACGTTCATCACCCGCTGGCCGAAGTTCGACGGCGAAAGGGCCTCAGTCCAGACCTTTGCCTCGCGGTTGATGGACAAGGAACTGACGTCCATCCTGCGATATCGCCTCGCGCAGGGCCGCCAGTGGTGCGAACTCCCGAAGCCAGATGCAGGCCCAGCGCCGGAACTAATCCACCAGTTTCGCGTTGATCTCGCACGCGCGATGGCTCCCCTGCCTGAAATTGTCCGCGAAACTGCGGTCGCTTTGTCTCGGTTCTCTGCTGTTGATGCCGCGCGCGTGGTGGGGTGTTCCCGGCAGATGATCGGCAGACGGAAACATCAGATCCGCGAAGCTCTCCTCGTTGCAGGCATCGGAGCGAACTACTTCGTCGGCAGGGGTGCCAGGCCTTGACCGGCGACTCCATCGCTCGTGCCCTCCAGGCCCGTCGTTCCGGTGCCGGCTGGATGGCGAAATGCCCCGCCCACGATGACAAGAACCCGAGTCTGAGCATCCGAGAAGTGGATGGGAAGGTGTTGCTGCACTGTCACGCGGGATGCGGGCAGCGCGAGGTGATCGAAGCCTTGAAGGCCAAGGGGCTGTGGCCGGAGCGCCCGCGGAACCCTCGCCGGCAAATCGTAATGACCTACGATTACACCGACGAATCCGGCAATTTGCTTTACCAGGTCGTTCGAACCCAGCCGAAAGGCTTCTTTCAGAGGCGTCCTGACGGCGAGGGCGGTTGGATCAACAAGAAGAGCAAACGGCAGGTACTCTATCACCTGCGCGAGGTCCTTGACGCCGCCATCGTCTTCGTCGTCGAAGGCGAGAAAGACGTTGAGACGCTCCGCGAGAACGGCTTTGTCGCGACGACGAACGCGGGCGGTGCCGAGGCGCCATGGCTGACTGAGTTCACCGAAACGCTTGCCGGGCGCGAAGTCATCATCATCCCCGATAACGATAAGCCGGGCCGCGACAGGGCCGCCCGCATCGCTCGCGCTCTGATCGGCCGCGCGACGCGGCTTGTCATTCTCGAACTCGAAGCTGCCAAGGATGTAACGGAGTGGTTCGAAAGGGGTCACGGTGAGCTTGAACTGATCGAGTTGGTTGAAAAAGGGCTGGCGGCGACGGCATGACGAACGAAATCCGCGACGAGGCCGATATCGACACCTTCGTCCAGCGATTTGAAACAAGCGCGACGGCCGGCGGTCCGGATCTTCTTTCGCGTCTCCACAACGACCACGGCAACGCGGAGCGCCTCATTGCGATGTATGGCGAGGATCTGAGGTATTGCCACGCTTTCAGGAAATGGCTGGTGTGGGACGGCGGGCGCTGGGCTGTCGACGACACGGATCAAGCCCGGCGCCTTGCCAAACAGGCAATCCTCGAATTCCTGAAGCAGGCCATCGATCATGGAGACGACGAGAAAGCTGAGAAGTTCGCGCGTTCATCACTCGACGCCCGCCGCATCAGCAGCATGCTGTCGATGGCTGAATGCGAGATTTATGTGCGCCCGGCCGATCTGGACACGGACGCTTTCGCGCTGAATTTCCTGAACGGCACGGTCGATCTGCGCACGAGCGAACTGCGCGAACACCGGCGTTCGGACTTCATCACCAAGCTCGTTCGGTATAGATATACTCCGTCGGCGGAATGTCCTCGATGGCTGGCGTTTCTGGTTCAGGTGATGGGCGGCGCGCCGGGCGCATTGGAGGACGATCTCGACCGTTCGCAACGCCTGGTGGCTTATCTTCGGCGGGCGCTGGGTTACTCGCTCACTGGCACGACGATTGAGAAAGCCGTCTTCATTCCGTTCGGCACCGGAGACAACGGCAAGAGTACGATGCTCAGTACGTTCCGGAATCTCGTGGAGGAATACAGCCATTTACTTCAAGTCGACACACTGATGGTGCGGCAGGAGTCGAATAACACCCAAGCCGATCTGGCGGACCTTCGCGGGGCGCGCTTCGTCCAGACCTCCGAGACGGAAGAGGGCCAGCGGCTCGCTCAGGGCAAGCTCAAGCGCATCACGCAAGGCATGGGAAAGATCAAGGCTACACGGAAGTATGAGAACCCGATCGAATTCGCCGAGACGCACAAACTGTGGATGGATACAAACCGAAAGCCCACGATCCGTGATGTGGACGACAAGGCGACATTCAACCGGCTGCACCCGATTCCTTTCACCGTGACGATTCCCAAAGACCAGATCGACAAGGAACTTCCCAACAAACTGCTGGGCGAAGCTGAAGGGATTCTCGCCTGGGCGGTCGAAGGCGCACGGCTCTGGTATGTCGAGGGGCTCGCGAAACCTGCGGAAGTCGAGGCCGCGAAAGATAGGTGGCGGGAGGATATGGACCAACTCGGGCGTTTCATTGATGAGCGCTGTGTCACCGGTGACGGATTCCGCGCCCGCGCTGCAGCTTTGTATGCCGATTACAAGCAGTGGGCCACCGACGGCGGCGACCGGTCGCTGTTGACCTCCACCGCATTCGGGACGAAGCTTACGGACCGAGGGATCACGAAAACCCACTCAGAGCGTGGCGCGGTATACGTCGGAATCGGGCTTCGCTCCGACGACGAACAGCCCCGTGGCTGACGGGTTCGCCAAAACTGACGGGTCTGACGGCACTTCCTCAAAAACCATTTCACTACGCGCGCATATGGGAGTTTTTGAAGAAAACCCGTCAGACCCGTCAGCCCGTCAGGCTCTCGCAGTCGAGTGAGCAAAACGAATCGAGAATGGTTTCCACTTTCCCCGCGCTTAGCGTATATTTACGGTGAAGGCTCGGTTCGATAGGCGAGCGCTGAGCGCACCCTCGGGAAGCCAACCCAGTACGAGAGATGGGACTCTCGAAAAACTCCATCCCTTCCGCGCAGTACCCGGAGTGTGCCCAGATGCAGCCTGTAATCCAAATTCCCTACTACGCGCCCGACGGAACCTCGCTCGGCTTTCGCTCACTCGATGCCGCGATGCGTTTGATCGAAGGCGGGCACGTGAAGCCGTCGTACGGGCGCAAACGACACTTGAGGGCGATCTGGCTGCAGCAAGAAGACGGAAGTAGCCCGGTACCGGCACACGCCCCATCGGGGACGCGGTACAGTTTCCCGCAGAATCTTGACAGCGGGCGCCGTTGCTGGAAGCACCGGCGCTTGGACAGGCGCGACGACGATGGCGTGCTCGTGATCACGCGCGGTGTCTTCCTGCAGGTTGTGACGGAGTGCCGCGTCGGATGAAAGCCAGACGTCAGATCGGCGCGCGGTACATCGCTCGCGCTCGCGGGGCGTTTGCACGGAACTCCCGCCAGTCCGTTAAAGCCATAGGTACTTCCCGGCGCGCGGCGGCGGCGCGTTGAAGAGTAGCGCAACTTCGCTAGCGTCAGCCGAAAAAAGAGGTGGTCGGTGGTCACCCCACCCCGGCGCGCCCCGTTACGCCGACAGCCAGCCTGGTAGGACAGGCCAACCCGCCGCGACCGGGCGCAACGTGGGCCAACCGTGTGCGAAGGGGCGGCCAACGACGCCCAAGGCGAAGTAGTCAACCGTGACTCCCGTGCTCCAAGATCCCGTTTCCATTACGCCCGCGCTGGCCCGGCGCATCGAGATCTGGCCGGTGGGTCGCCTGGTCCCATACGCGCGGAACGCGCGCACGCATTCGGACGCCCAAGTTGCGCAGATCGCGGCTTCGATAGCCGAGTTCGGCTTCAACGCGCCAATCCTGGTGGACGGCAACTCCGGGATCGTCGCCGGCCACGGTCGGCTGCTGGCTGCGCGGAAGTTGGGTCTGCCGGAAGTGCCGGTCGTTGTGCTGGACCACCTCAGCGAGACGCAGAGGCGCGCATACATCATCGCCGATAACAAGCTCTCGGAGAACGCTGGGTGGGACGAAAAGATCCTGGCCGCGGAACTCACCGATTTGGAGCACGAGGGCCTGGACCTCCGGCTCGTTGGATTCTCTGACGACGAGCTCGAAGCGCTGCTAGCGAATGACGGTGATGGTTCCGAACCGGAAGACGAAGAACCGATTCCGGAACCACCCAGCCAGCCGATCACCCAGCCCGGCGACGTGTGGTTGATCGGAAACCATCGGCTGATCTGCGGCGACTGCCGCGACTTCGATGTCGTCGAGAGGGTCCTCGAAGGGACGCGCGCGAACGTGGTGATTACTTCGCCGCCCTACGCTACGCAGCGCGAGTACGATTCCACCAGCGGCTTCAAGCCGGTGCCTCCGGAAGAGTACTGCGATTGGTTTCGCGATGTCGCCGCCAACATCCAGGCGATCCTCGCGCTCGACGGCTCGTACTTTCTCAACATCAAACCTCACGCCGAGGATGGCGAGCGCAGTTTGTATGTGATGGATCTCGTCCTGGCGCACAAGCGGCAGTGGGGCTGGCGCTTCGTCGATGAACTTTGCTGGCGCAAGACGGACAACGGTGTGCCAGGCGGTTGGGGCAATCGATTCAAGAACGCGTGGGAGCCGGTCTTCCACTTCTGTCGCCAACCCGAGATCAAGTTTCGGCCCAAGGCGGTCGGACACGTTTCGGAGGATTGCTTCGACTACTCGCCCGACAACCCCAAATCGACTTCCGGCAGCGGACTGCTGGGCACGGGAGCTCGCGGGACTGCGGCGAAGAAACCGGGCGCGGCCGACGACGATGGACGCTTCCGTGGGGTCGCGCGCCCGAGCAATGTCATCGAGGCGAGGACAGAATCCAACCAGGGATCGCACTCCGCCCCCTTCCCTCGCGGGCTGGCTGAGTTCTTCGTCAAGGCGTTCACGGACGGCGGCGACGTTGTGTTCGATCCGTTCCTGGGAAGCGGGACCACGATGGCCGCCGCGGAAATACTCGGGCGGATCGGATTGGGATGCGAGATCAGTCCCTCCTATTGCGATGTGATCCTGCGACGGATCTCGAACCTGAGCGGTGAGATTCCGGTGCTGCTCGCCACCGGTCAGGCGATCAACGAAGTCGCCACCGCACGCGGCGTCCCGCTTGAGCAGGTTGACAATCCCCGCGCGCGAGACGCCCGGCGCATTCAACACCACGGGCCGGCACCGTTCTACGGGAGCCGCCGGAAGGTTTCCTGAGCTTATGAAGACCGACCTCCAGGTGCAGCAGTGGCCAGTTGAGAAACTGATCCCCTACGCCCGCAACGCCCGCACTCACTCCGAGGAGCAGGTGGCGCAGGTAGCCGCGAGCATCATCGAGTTCGGCTGGACGAATCCGATCTTAGTCGGCGCGGACGGTGTGATCATCGCCGGGCACGCGCGGCTGGCGGCGGCACGGAAGCTGAAGCTGACCGAAGTGCCGGTAATCGTCCTGGACCATCTGACTCCGACGCAGCGCCGGGCCCTGGTGCTCGCGGACAACCGGCTGGCGCTTAGCGCCGGGTGGGACGAGGAGATGCTGCGCGTGGAATTGGAGTCGCTCGAGGAGGATGGCTTCGACCTCGACCTGGTTGGATTCACTGACGAGGAGGTTGAGGAACTTCTGCGCGACCCGGAGGAGTCCAATGTTGGACTGACCGACGACGACGCGATTCCTGAAGAGGAGGAGCACGCGATCACCTTGCTCGGGGACGTCTGGGTGATGGGCGAGCACCGGCTTCTGTGTGGCGATGCCACCAGCATGGACGCGGTGCAGACCGTCCTCTCCGGCGGCTTGGCCGACATGGTCTTTACGGACCCTCCTTACAACGTCGATTACGAAGGCAAGACCGCCAAGAAGCTCAAGATCGGCAACGACACGCTGGGCGGCAAGTTCTATGAGTTCCTGCGCGATGCGTGCACGAACGTGCTGGCGGTAACGAAGGGCGCCATCTACATCTGCATGTCGTCGTCGGAGCTGCACACGCTCCACGAGGCATTCACCGATGCAGGCGGCTACTGGTCCACGTTCGTGATCTGGGCGAAACACCATTTCACATTGGGCCGGTCGGATTACCAGCGGCAGTACGAACCCATTCTCTACGGCTGGCGCAAGGGCACGGATCACTTCTGGTGCGGCGCGCGGGACCAGGGCGATATCTGGTTCATCAAGAGACCAGCATCGAGCCAGGCCCATCCGACGATGAAGCCCGTGGAACTGGTGGAGCGCGCGATCCGCAACAGCAGCAAGACGCGCGACACCATCCTCGATCCCTTCGGCGGATCTGGCACGACAATGATCGCTTGCGAGAAGTCCGGGCGGCAAGCGCGGCTCATCGAGTTGGAGCCGAAGTATTGCGACGTGATTGTTCGTCGCTGGCAGGCGTTCGCGGGACGAGAAGCGAAGCTTGAATCCGACGGCAAAAGCTACCGCGAAGTCGCCGGAGCGCGATGCACAGTGGCAGCGTGACGTGGATCGTTGCCGCGCCGAAATCGCGGCCACCGAAGCGTTGCTACTCGCCGGCCATCCGGACGTCGAGGGTCTTTGCATGGCGTTGGCTGACTGGTCGGCCGAGTTGAGAATTCTCGAACGTGACCGCGATGAATGATCCCATCCTGCAAGTGCTCGTACCCATGGTCGGGCTGGTTTCCGGCCTGATCGCCACCTACGTGAGCCTCCAGAACCGGGCGCTGCTTGCAGAGGTCCGGAAGGAGATCGCGGAGTTGGAGAACCGGATCATAGCCAGGATCAACGGCACCTATGTCCGTGCGGGAGAGTGCAAGCTCCGTGAGGAACTCGTGCAGGAGAGGATCAACGCGCTGGCGGCTGGAGTTCACAAAGCAGAACCGCCGCCGGATCGTTGAAACCCGGCGGCGGCTTTGGGTGGGCAGGTGGGAAGTCTCTACTTCGCGACGCGGTAGGTCCGCTCGCCAGCTTCGTTCTTGGTGGACTCGACCTTGAGGCCCATTTTCTTGGTGAGGTTTCCGCTGATGAAGCCCCGGATGCTGTGGTTCTGCCAGTCGGTGGCCTTGGCGATCTCGGCCATCGTCGCGCCCTTGGGGCGGCGCAGGAGGTCCAGGATGATGTTCTTTTTCGAGAACTCGCGCGGTACTTTGGCCTCCTTCACTTTGGCGGTCTTCTTGCTGGCGACCTTCGCCTTGGCCTGCTTCTTCGGCGCGGCCTTGGCTTGCTTGGCGGCTTTCTTCGCGCCCTTGCTGGCCTTGGGCGCGCCCTTCTTCTGGCTCGCAGCCTTCTTCGAGGCGGCCTTCTCCGGCGCGACCTGCACGCCCTGTTCCGCAACGGCGGCGGTTTCGGTGGTGGTGGTGGTAGCTTCTGCGTTCTTCATGGTGGTGTTTATCCTTTTGGCGGTTGATCCGCGCATGACGATTCATCACTCCGGTGGCCCCGGAAGGCAAGGGCTTTTTTCGGGAATAAATGCATGCCAGCAATGAGCCAGCGGGCGTATGCCCGCCATCGCGGAGTCGCGCTGTCCGCCGTGCAAAAGGCGATTGAAACAGGGCGTATCTCCAAGCTGGCAGACGGGCGGATCGACTCCGAACAGGCCGATGTTGAGTGGGAGAAGAACACGAGGCGGCACGCGCCGCCGGTCGCCAAGCGTGAGCAGGAGGATGACGACGTTTCGATCTTCGGCGCTTCGCAGTACGCGAAGGCGCGCGCTGTGCGGGAGCACTACCAGGCGCGACTCGCCAAGATCGAATACGAAGAGCGCGTGGCCACGCTGGTCCCGAAGGACGAAGTTCAAGTGGCCGCGTTCAACAAGTTCCGGCAGTTCCGCGATCACATTCTGAACATCCCGGATCGCGTGGCGGCAATGGTCGCCGCCGAAACCGATGCAGCGAAGTGCTACGAAGTCCTGGCCACCGAGATTCGAAGGGCGCTGAATGAGTTTGCAGACTCCAACGGCTGAAGAGATCTACTCGGCAGCGGCAGCGGCCGGAGCGCGGCCGGACCCGTTGCTGACGGTCTCGCAGTGGGCTGACAAATACCGCGCGCTCTCACAACGCGCCTCGGCTGAGTCAGGCCCATGGCGCACGGAGCGGACACCGTACCTGCGCGAGATCATGGACTGCCTGTCGCCGTCGTCGCCCGTGGAGCGAACAGTCTTCATGAAAGGCGCGCAGATCGGCGGCACGGAGTGCGGCAACAACTGGATCGGCTATGTGATCCACCAGGCGCCCGGCCCCATGATGGCGATCCAGCCCACCGTGGAAATGGCCAAGCGCAATTCAAAGCAGCGCATCGATCCGCTGATCGAGGAGTCCGAGGTACTACGGGCGCTGGTCAGCGATCCGCGGTCGCGCGACTCCGGGAACACGGTTCTCTCAAAAGAGTTTCCCGGCGGTGTGCTGGTGATGACCGGCGCGAACTCCGCGGTCGGCCTCCGCTCGATGGCGGCGCGGTATCTGTTCCTGGACGAAGTGGATGGGTATCCCGGCGATGTGGAGGGCGAAGGCGATCCGGTGAACCTGGCGACAGCGCGCACCAGGACGTTCGCGCGCCGCAAGATCTTCATGTGCTCGACGCCGAAGATCACGGGCATGTCCCGAATCGAGGCGGCGTATGAAGAGAGCGATAAGCGGCTCTACTGGGTGCCGTGTCCGGTTTGCCGCGCGTTCCAG